ACCTATAACAAATGCATTAGAAAAAGTTATGCAGATGCAAGGTGTCTACTACAAAAGAAATGATGTAGAAAATGCTCGTACTCAAGTTGGTGTTTTAGCACAAGACATGGAAGGTATAGTTCCAGAAGTTGTGTTGACAGCAGAAGATGATATGCAAACAAAATCTGTGGATTACGGTAAACTAACATCAGTGTTGATAGAGTCAATTAAAGAACTTAGCAACGAAGTAAAACACTTAAAGCAACAGATTAATAACGGAGGTTAGTCAGTGGCAATACCTAGTTCTGGACAATCTTTATCTTTTTCAGCATTAAGAACTGAATTTGTAGGTGGTTCTAGTGCGATTAGTCTTGGCGATCTTTATAGAGGTGGTTCTAACATTAGAAAAAAAGCAGGTAATAATCAAGGTACAAACCTTGCTGCTTCTGTTGCAACTTCAGGTGCTCTTGATGTAAGTGACTATTATGATCAAGCCAAAGGTTTTAGATTTACTTTTGCCACTGGAAGCATAACTGAAGCAGATGCTAGTAACTTGTTTGGTAGTGATTATACAGTAGATTATCCTAAAGATATTTTAATCCCGTCTGGAACAACTTTGGGTGCAGACGATACAGCAGAATATGGTCTTGAAATAGATTCTGGTGGGCAAGGAACTATCACAATTACAAATAATGGAAACATCATAGGTGCTGGTGGAGCTGGAGGTTCTGCTGGAAGTGCTAATGGTGGAACTGGAGGTAATGGTTCTGCTGGAGGAGATGCAGTCAAAGTAGCAGTCCCAGTAACCTTTGTTAACAATGGAAGCATTTTAGCTGGAGGAGGTGGAGGCTCTGGTGGTGGTGGAGGAGGTAAAGGTGGTAACCTTCAACAACAACAACAGCAGCAGTCAACTGCTCAACAAGGTCCTTACAATGCTGCATACGCTAATGGTTATGATTGGCGATACACAAACTGGTCTAGTTATAACTATTCAAAAGCATTTTGGGGTGGTTCACAAGTAGCTCAAGGAAACTATACAGCAACTTCTTTATCATCAGGACAGTACACTTACTATCGAGGTCCTCCTGGTGGTGGAACTTACTCTATGGGTGTTACAGCAGACTCTGAAGGAAGTCCACAAGGTACTTTAATTGTATCACCTATTCGTAGAACTTATCCTCAACAACAACAATCACAAAACCAAGTGTCTGGACATAATGGTGGTGCTGGAGGAGCAGGTGGTTTAGGAAGAGGTTTTCAAAACCAACCTGGTGGAGACTCTGGTGCTAGTGGTTCTAGTGGATCAACTGGTCAAGCTGGTAATGGTGGTGCTGGAGGCAATGGTGGTACTGGTGGTGGCTATGGACAAGCTGGAGCAGCAGGTCAAAATGGATCAACAGGTACTAGTTCAACAACAAGTGGCTCTAGTGGAGGTAATGATGGTTCTGTTGGAGCAGCAGGAAATTACATCGAGGGTTTCTCACTCGTAACTTTTACAAATAATGGTACAGTCGCAGGAGGTACAGAATAATGGCAAATACTTATGTATGGACAATAGATAAACTGCACACTAAAAACTTAAAAGTAGGAGGCACTACTTATACAGATGTTGTGGTAAGAATACAGGCTACATTCACTGGTACAAGTGGTGATGATTCAAGTATTACTTCAACGCATGAATCAGATTTAGATATGAACACAAGTGGCATAGGCGAAAGTTTTACTGCATATGATAATATCACTGAAGCTAATGCCATATCTTGGGTGGAATCAAGAATGACTTCAGATACCATTACAAGTATTAAAGAATTTATGGATGGTCAATTACAGTTTAAACTTAACATTAAAGATGCTTCTGAAAAAACTGGTTTTCCTTGGTCTTAGGATTTGACTTATATGTAGATTTTTTATAGATTTTATTTAAGGTAGCAAATCATGATCAATAAAAAATTAAAACTTATAGAAGAAGACCATGCAAAATGTATTTCTACTCATTTGGATTATTGGGAAAAAAATTTTGTTCCTATTTCAAAAGTAGGCGAGTTTAAAAATGCAAAACAAGTTTATGGTGATCCTGCAATCGAGTCTCTTCTACTTCATTGTAAACCTCAAATCGAACAAGTAATAGGTAAAGAAATAGTTCCTTCATATAGTTTTTGGAGAACTTATTTTAAAGGTGAAGCTCTTAAAAGACATAGTGATCGTCCATCTTGTCAAATAAGTGTTACTTTATGTATTGATATGTCAGAAAAAAATGATCCTTGGGATATTTTTGTTGATGGTTATGCAATAAAGTTACAAAAAGGAGAAGGTGTTGTGTACAGAGGCTTTAGTCAAGAACATTGGAGAGAGCCTTTGTTATATGATTGGCACAGACAAGTTTTTTTACATTACATTGAAAGAGATGGTCCTTTTTATCCAGAACATAAATATGATGGTAGAAAAAATTTATATACAGAAATGCAGATAGAACAATGAAAAGAAATATTATAATTGCAAAAAATGCTTTTAGTCCAGATTATTGTAATCATGTTTTAAGAGTTGCTACGCAATATCAAGAAGGTAAAGTAACTGGTTTTGCTGAAACTGGTGAGGGTATTAAAGATACAAAAATTAGAAGATCTAATGTGGCTTGGATAGATAACAACATAGACAGTTGTGATATATTTCAACCAATCTATAAATTAACAAAAGAAGTAAATGATAAATTCTATCAGTTTAATATAAAAAAAGTAGAAGATATACAAGTTTCAAAATATGATTCTGAAAATCAAGGTTTTTATACACCTCACATTGATGGTGTTTATGATGTCCCAGAAATGAAAATGGTTAGAAAACTTTCAATGTCTATTCAGTTAACACCTCCAGAATATTATGAAGGAGGTAGATTACATTTTCCAGATGATGAGGAAAAATTTATTGTGGGAGATTCCATGTCACAAGGAACAGCAATTTTTTTTCCTTCTTATGTCAAACATGGAGTTAAGCCTGTAACTAAAGGCATTAGAAATAGTGTGGTGTGTTGGTTTTTAGGAGAGCCTTTTAAATAATGAATATTGAACAGTATAAGGAAGCAGTAAAAAAATCAGAAAGTCATGGAGATCCATACTATGTTGTATATGACGATTTTCTTCCTGCGAATGAATATGGTTATTTAAAAAGTTATTTGATTGAGTCAGGTAATCCCTTTTGGACTATTTCAAATCAAATTAACAAAAACGATACAGACAATAATGACTTTTACATGGCTACTATGATTCAAAATTGTGAACATGGAGCTAGGAGAGAATGGACAAAAGGCATTGATGAACAACCTTTTGTTAATATTTCATCTAAGTTACATATGGTTTCGATGTTAAGAATGAAAGCTAATTTGTATGTACCTAACGTAAAAGGTAATTACATACATGCTCCTCATGTTGATTATAATTTTGGACATCAAGGAGCGTTGTTTTTTGTTACAAATTGTGATGCACCAACATACATGTTTGATGGCACACCAATAGAATCAAAAGAAAACAGAATTTTATTGTTTAATCCAGGAACACCACATTCAAGTTCTGCACCAACAAATGTTCCTTTCAGAATAACAATCAACATAAATTATTTAGGTCAAGGCATACATGCCTCTTATCTTCCTCAATTAAAAAATATAAACCCCTCTTTACTTGGTGGAAAACCTCCTTTTAGGATATAGATGTATTATATCATAGACAATTTTTTATCTGATTCTCATTTTAAAACAATATCTGATTATGTTTTAACTTCAAAATATGCGTTTAAAGATCACACAACATATCCAGGTAATATAACAAAAGATCTTTTTGATTATCAATTTTCAAAAATAATAACTTATCTTACAGAACAAGAAACATATAGAGGGGTTCCTAAAGATGAGTTGAACAAAATAATGCCCTTTTGGAATAAACTTGAATTAATTAAAATACTTAGGTGTAAATTAAATTGTAACCCCAACGCTGACAAAAATTATGAATTAGGGTGGCACAGAGATGTTGAAAATGGTCCAGAGGACACTTGGTTTTCTTCTATACTTTATTTTACAACTTGTGATGGTTACACTCTTTTAAAGAAAAAAGATGAAATTATAAAAGTAGATTCAGTTGCAAACAGAGTTCTTATTTTCCCTTCGATTTGGTTACATACAGGGTGTGCTCCTACTGATGTAAAAGCAAGATTTATTATGAACACTATTTTTGAAATAAATCCAACGGAAAAAAAGTCGTGGATGAACTAGTATTATTTTCTGGTGGTCCAGACAGTACTATTCTTTTAATTGATCTTTTAAAGAAAAAAGTGCCAGTGCGAGTTTTATATTTAGAACTTGGTTGGTGTATTGATCAACAAGGAAGAATACCTATTCAAACACAAGTTGTTGAGAAAGTTTTAAATTATATCAATATTCATTATGGTGGTTTTAAATTTTCAACAGGTTCTATGTTTTTAGATTTAGATTTTAAATCAAACCACGAAGGCTATTTCGGCAAAGATGATCAATGGTGTGGTTTTTATGGAGCTCTTTTTGCCAGAGCACATGGACTTGAAAAAATGTGGGCAGGATGGTTTAGTTACACGGACAGACTAGTTTACGAAAGATACGGATATGATCAAGAATATCTTTATGATGAACGTATGCAAAATTACATTGATAGTGGCACTGCCTTTAAACACAAGGTTGAACTACTAACACCTAGATCGGTTTACAATGGAACAGATATAGATAGTTTTGAAACAAAAAAAGAAGCCTGGGATTCTTTACCTTGGGACTTAAAATGTTTGGTAAGAAGTTGTTGGAGTGGCACATATTTCTGTGGAAAATGTGCTAAGTGTGATCACGCAATCAAACACAAAATAAGAGACCAATATGGTAATCCATTATGATTAATTTTCTTTTCAAAAGAAAAACCATTGTATTAGACTGTTTTACTTTTATAGACATGATAGAAGAAAAATTTCCTATTACAGAATCTATAAATTATATACCAGATTGGTTTAAAAAAGCACCAAAATCTGAAGAAACAGAGGTATTAGAAGTTGTTACTAGCATACGAAAATGTAGTGGTATGTTAGACTTGTTTAAAAGAGGTGCAGTATTGCCTTTACCTTGTGATGTTAAAATAGGAACTTGGTATGAAAATGATGTTTATAATGTAAAAAGTTACAATCGTCTTTCTCCTGAATACATATTTTTAAATAATTTCACTGAAACTTTTCATAAACTTAACATGCCGTGGTTAATTAAAACAAAGAGCAAAATGCCTTTTTTGTTAACAAATTGTCACTATCACAGTAAAAGACCAAACATAACTGTAGTTAATGGTATAACTCACTTTCACTGGGCTCCACAAATACATGTGTTTTTTCATTTGTTTAAAGAAAAAGGTGGCACAGAAGAAAATCCAAACATAACTTTATTAGAGGGTGGGTATCCAATCATACACATAATGCCTACTGAGAATGTTAAAGTAAAAGTGAAAACACATCTTATTCCACAGACAGAGTTTTTTAATAAGGCTAGGAGTCATAGTTTTTTTAATAATAATTATTTGAAACTTCTAAAGCGTTGATACTATTGCTTTCAGATATATTTTAAAGTAAAATTACATCATGCCAATTACATCTTTAAAATTCAGACCAGGTATTAATAAAGAGACAACATCTTATTCTAATAAGGGTGGTTGGAACGATTGTGATCTCATTCGTTTTCGTTTTGGTTATCCAGAAAAACTTGGTGGATGGGAAAAATATACAGACACCACTTTTTTAGGAACATCTAGATCTTTACATGCGTGGGCAAATTTGGAGGGTGATAAGTATTTAGGTATTGGCACAGAAATAAAATTTTACATAGAAGAATCCCTTAGTATAAAAGACATTACGCCAATAAGAAGAAAAGTTGTCAATGGTGTAACAATCGTTGATTTTGATGGCGATATCGTAACGGCAGTTGTTACTGGAAATGTAGGAACTAGTGCAGTGGGAACAGTTGTAATAGACAATGCACAGAGAATTGCCGTAGAGTCAGAAGATCCAGTAGATGAATTAAAAGTAGTAGGAACAACAGCAGTTGGTACTCCAACAATTATTACAAATACAACGCTAGTAGATATAGGAATGAATACAGCAGTAGGAAATGTAACAATATCTATTACAAACGAAGCAACAGTTACAGTGGGTATTTCTTAAAATGGCAATCACATTTACATCAACCACATCTTCTGCTTTGGTAACTGTTAACGATCCTAATCATGGAGCTGGAACTGGTAGTTTCGTTATATTTAGTAACGCTAATACTGGAAACAGTGCTCTAAATACTAAATTAAACAATGAATTTTCTATAACATCTGTAACTGATAGTGCAAATTATGTAATAACTTTAAGTGGTAATGCTGATGCAGCTCTTACAGGAGCTGGATCTGCTGATGCCGAATATCAATTTAATACTGGTATAAACACTGTTGTTCCTGGCACTGGTTGGGGTGCAGGAAAATGGGGTGGTACTAATACTTTTGCTTTATCTACAACAATAAATGAAGGTGCAGAATTTTCTGATTCTGATACAACGCTAACTGTCACTAGTGCTACTGGAATTGTCGCATCAGATGTTATATTGATAGATAATGAATTGTTAACAGTTACAAATGTCTCTTCAGATAACTTAACTGTCACAAGAGGATCTGAAGGAACAACAGCGTCTGCTCATGCTGACGGAAGTATTGTACAGTTAGCTACTGGTAATACAAGTTCAGCTAATGATTTTACAGGATGGGGAGAGAGATCCAGCGATGCAGTTGTTGGAGAATCACTTCGTTTATGGTCTCAAGATAATTTTGGAGAAGATTTAATATTTAATCAGAAAGATGGTTTTTTATTTTATTGGGATAAAACTCTTGGTACAAGCACACGAGCAAAGTCTTTTTTAGAATTATCTGACGCAGCTCCTTTTAAATCAAGAAAAGTAGTAGTTTCTGAACGTGATCGTCATGTCATTTGTTTTGGAGCTAGTCCGTTGGGCTCTCAAACACAAGATAAACTTTTGGTTAGGTTTAGCTCTCAAGAAAATCCTTTTTTTTGGACACCATCTGCTACTAATACAGCAGGTAGTTTAAGAATTGGTTCAGGTTCAGAAATAATTACAGCAGTTAAAACAAGAAGAGAAATAATTATTTTAACAGATACCTCTATACATAGTATGCAATTTATAGGACCACCTTTTACTTTTGGTATAAACCAATTAGCTAGTGCAATAACTGTTCGTGGTTTTAACAGTGCCGTTGCAGTGGGTGATGCCGTCATGTGGATGGGTTATGATCGTTTTTATATATATGATGGACGTGTGCAAGTAATACCATGTTCTGTTAGAGATCATGTATTTAGAGATTTTAATGAAAATCAAGCAGAGAAAGTTTATGCAGGAGTAAATTCAGCTTTTGGAGAGGTCTTTTGGTTTTATCCATCAACCACAAATTCAGTATCAAATGGTGGTGATGGAGAAAATGATAAATATGTTGTATATAATTATGATCAAAAGATATGGTATGTAGGTAATTTGAAAAGAAGTTCGTGGTTAGATCGTGGAGTTTATCAATATCCTATAGCCACTGATTCTAATCTTTTGTACAACCATGAAAAGGGTAATGATAATGATGGTACTGCTTTTACATCATTCATACAATCCAGTCCTATAGATATACAAGATGGAGATCAATTTGTATTTTTAAGAAGAATGATACCAGACGTTAGCTTTGATAATAGTGATAGCGATATAAATGAAAGCGATAAAAAAGCTATATTTTCATTAAAGGCACAAAGATCTCCTAATGGTGGTTTTGTAAAAACATCTGAAAATACTGTAACATCATCAACAGAAATTAATCATTTAAGATTAAGAGGAAGATCTTTTGGATTAAGAGTTGAAAGCACTACACCAAAAGTTAACTGGAGACTTGGAACAAATAGAGTTGATCTTAGAAGGGATGGAGATAGATGAGTAGACAACTTGTACCACCAAATTTCTCCTTGCCACCAGATGAGTATGATCCACAATATTTTAGTGAAATGGTAAGAAGTTTAAGTCAGTTGGTTAATCAATTGCAAAATCCTGGAGAGTTACGTGGCACAAAAATTACACTTACTGATTTACCAACATCTAGTGAAGGTTTAGAAGCAGGATCATTATTTAACGATAATGGAACAATTAAAGTTAAGACATAGACGTAATAATAAATATAGGTTAGTATAGAGCCATGAGTTTAGGTAAGTTATTAAAATCTGTTGCACCCATTGCTATTGGAGCGTTTTTAGGACCTGCTGCACTTGGCACTACTGGCATGAGTCCTTTCTTTCAAAGAGCTGTTACTGGAGCTTTAACTTCTAAATTAATGGGTGGCAAAACTAAAGATGCTTTAAGAGATGCGTTGATTGCAGGTGTTGGTGGTGCTGCTTTTGATAAATTTGGTGGTGCAGAACAGGCTGCTGGTCAAGCTGCAAACCGAACAATTGCTCAGTCTGGAGCAAGAACAGTAGCTGGTAACCCAGAAATTGCTGCGAAAATGGGTGTGAGTTCAGTTCCAACAGAGGCAGCAACTAAAGGAATTGCTGAAACTTTTAAACCGAGAACATTTAGTGCAGAGTTGCTTAAATCTGCTGGTGTTGGTGGCGATAATTTATTGGCAAGACTGTTAAATACACCAATGGGTGAGGGTTTAACTGCAGGTCTGTTAGCTCAATTATTATCAGGAAGTGATGAGCCAACTGATAATCGAACAGCATTTGAAAAAAGACCATTTGGTGCAGGAGGACCTGGTGGAAGAATAGGTGGCATAACATACGCTGCAGATGGTGGTAATATAATGGATTTTCCTAGAAGAACTGGTGGCATAGATCCATCTGAAGGATCAGGAACAAAAGATGATGTTCCTGCAATGTTAATGGCTGGTGAATTTGTTTTGACAAAAGATGCTGTTAAAGGATTAGGTGATGGTAATTCACGTAAAGGCATACAAAGAGCATACAACTTGATGGATAACTTAGAGAAGAGGGCATAATGTCAACACAAACAGTTGAAAATATACAAAGATTACCCCCTTTTTTAGAGGGATTGCAAAAAAGATTATTACAATCAGCTTTTGGTATATTTGATGGTGAAGATCAAACATCGCCAGGATTACTTGATACTCCCTTAAATCTTCCTGGGTTTCAAATTGCTGGTATGGACCCATTAAGACAAAAGGCAATTACGTTAGGAGAAAACCTAACTGGATCATTTAGACCGTTCATAGAAGGTGCAAGAGATCAAACTTTAGCTGCACAGCAAGCACTTACATCAGGATTGCAATTTTTACAGCCAGAGGCTATCGAACAATTTCAAAATCCTTTTCAACAGCAGGTTATTGATGCCTCCATGAGAGAGCTTAACAGGCAAGCTGACATGAGAAGAGCTGGAGCAGATGCAGCAGCTATCAGATCTGGTGCATTTGGTGGATCACGAGAAGGAGTCCAAAGAGCTGAAACAGAGAGAGGATTACAACAAGTTAAGGGTGATACCCTATCAAGATTATTATCACAAGGCTTTACAACTGCTTTGCAAGCAGCACAAAATGCAGGTCGATTATCAGGTGGTCTTGGTCAAGCATTTGGAACTTTAGCTGGTACAACAAGTGATATTGGCAGATTACAACAAGCTTTAGGTCAAGCAGATGTTTCACAACTATCTCAACTTGGTGCATTAAGACAAGGACAACAACAGGCACAATTAGATGCTAATCGAGCAAACTTATTGTCACAAGCACAAGAACCATTTACAAGATTGCAACTCGGACAAAATTTATTACAAGGAATGCCTAGTGCTTCAATGCCATCAACATTTCAACAAGCCACAATGCCTAGTGCAAACCCATTTTTACAAGGTGTTGGAGCTTATACAACATTGTCACAGATTGCACCTTTTGGTGGTACAAATTCTAAGTAAGGTAGAAATATGGCTCCAAAGCAAACATTATCACAAGGATTAGTAGATCAATTAGTCCCCCAAAGAAATTTAGGTTCACAATTTTTAAAAGAACTAAATAGACAAGCAGATCAAAATCAAGAGTTTTTAAATGTTCTTGGATTTAAAGATTACACTGGTGCTCTAGGTAGTAAAGATGCTGATACTCTTCTTGGTCAAGGTGCTTCTATATTAGGTGAAAGTTTTTTAAATATACCTCAAGCATTAGGTAATGTTTACAAAGGAATTAAAACTCCAATAGATGCTTTGGTATCAACCACAGGAACTGCATTAACTGATCCATTATTTACTGAATTAGGAAGAAAAAAACAAGCACAACGCATGGCAACTGGCACAGGTGGCATGGAACTTGGATTGCCCACAGATAAAACAATAAACTTAGCTACTGGCACTCCAAGAGGTGCTCTAGGTCCTAATCCGATAATAGGACAAACTTTAGCAGAAAGAGAAGCAGCAAAAATAAAAGCTCAAGAAAAAAAATCGCAAGTTGATGAGTTTGCTATTGGTGCAGGAAAAGACAAAGAAACAACACCTGGCGTTGACGAAAAATCATCACCACAATTTCAAGACCCTGAAGCAGAAATAGCAAAAATTGCAGCAGAAAGAGAAACTGACATAGCATCAGCACCTGATGAAGATCTTGATTACACAGATACATACACAGAAGAAGAGCTTAAAGCAGTAAATGATCCCGAAGTAAAAAAGAAGGCTGCACAACAACAATTGTTCGCAGATGCTATGAAAGATATAGAAGATATGTATGGTGATGGCACAGAAGTAAGAAAAACAAAAACTATTGATGATTACAAAAAAGACTTTGCAAAGGCAACAGGTATAGATATATCAGGAGAGCCTGACAATAGAGCTGCACTCATGGCATTAGGGTTATCACTGATGCAAAACAGAGCTGGTAAAGGTTTTAACTTATCCAACATACTTGGCGAAGTTGGTCGTGCTGGTCAAGAGGCATTACCTAAATTTGAAGCAGCTAGAAAAGAGGCAAGAGCTGGTCAAATAGCTGCTGGTAGATTTGCATTACAAGAACAGAAGGCAGATCAGAAAGCTGCACTAGCTTTAGCTAAAGAAAAAAGAGCTGCATTAGCTGCTGTATCAAAAGAGTTTAGAGATTTTAAAAACAAACAACAATTAGAATATTTAAAACACCGAAACAATGTAGAGATTAAGTTACTTGAAAATGATATGAAACCTATAGATGCAAAAGGTAAAGTGACAACACAAACACTTGATGGAAACAATATTCTTAAGGTAGATACAGCTTTTGTTACTGGGTCTAGAAACAGAGTATTTTTAGCACCTGTACAACAGGCACAGAAACATGCTGAACAATATGTTAATGTTTTAGAGGCACAAAATAGTATAGGTGAAGTACAAAGAATACTCCAAGATGTAGGAAAAGCTAACGACTCAACTGCAATCGCACTTTTAAAAGATAGAGTGGTTAGTGTTCTAAAACCATTAGGTATAGGAGATACCGATTATTCAAAAGGAGTGGCAGAAATAATTGATGCAGGAACTACTCCTGAACAAAAAATAGCAGCAATTCAAGACAGATTAATATCTCAGTATAAAAAATTTCTAACAAAAGAAACAGGAAATGGTGTATCTGAGGGAGATATAAAGAGATTAAAACAACTAATAGGTGAAATTAAAGTCGGACAACCTTTAGCTGAAAACTTAAATAGACTAGATCAACTTTCACAAATATTTGCTGCACCACAAAGAGCTATAGAAAGTCAATTTAATGCTTTCTCAAAAAGAGAAAATTACAGAAATGATGATGAATATAATAAAACTATGGCTATAATTCAAAAAGCAATTTCAACTGGCACAGAAAATCTTTATAATTTTTCTGTTGGTGGAGATGGCACAATAAATATAGATTTGACAAAAAGATAAATGGGTAAAGTTGTTTTAAATACGCCACAAGGCAAAATAAACATCACTATAGCAGGTGACAAACCTACGTTTGAAGAATCAATTCAAATAAATAATATAATTAGAAAATCAGGTGCTGGACAATTAATATCAAAAGAAGAGCCAAATACTGCTGATAAACTCGAACAATTGTTCGACTCTAGCACTGGTATAAGAAGTAATGCTTTGCGTTCTGCATTGAGTGTAGCAGAAACAAATGAAGAAGAAGATGCAATACTTCGTAAATTTGATCTTAATGACGATGATTTTTTAAGAGATAATAGAGGTAGATTAGCTCTTACACCTACTGGTGCAGCTAAGTTTGGACAAGAAACAGACAGAAATATTCTTGTTGATGAAGAAGGTTTTAGTAAATACGACTTTTCTGATCTTGCAGGCATAGCACCAGAGTTAGTTGGTGGCGTAGGTGGAGCTATTGCTGGTCAAATTGCTTTACCATTTTTACCAATAGTAGGTGGTGCTATTGGAGCTGCAATTGGAGCTGGTGGTGGTCAAGCTGTAGAAGAATTGGGAGAGGCTGTTACTGGTGTACAAAAGCAAGACATTGGCGAAGTCGGTATGGATGTTCTTAAAGAAGCTGGTATAGGTTTTGTTAGCGATTTAACATTCGGTTTAGCTGCAGGTGCTTTTAGAGCTGTTAGACGAGGAGTTACGCCAGGTAAGGATCTTACTGCAACTGAGTTAGACACAGCAGGACTGTCAACATCACCACCAATTGATGAAGCTGGTAATGTAATTAAACCAGCAGATTTTGCAAAATTATCTGCTGATGAAAAAATAGCTGCAGTAAATCGTGTTGTTACAAAAGAAGACGGCACAGTTGTTCGAGGTGGCTTTGGTGTAAAGCCTACATTGTCAGCTATCAGAGCACCATCTCTTGTGGCAAGAATACAAGCAATTGGTGAGAAAATATTTAAAACATCAGATAGATTAAAAAATAATAATGATGTTATTAAGCAAGTTATTGACGCTTATAAAGAAAAGTTTGGTTTAGAAGGAGCTGACGCTGTAGACGTTGGTCAAATACTTAAACGAGGTATGGTCGATAACAACGAACAATTGATACGAGCTGAAAAAGACGCACAAAGACGGATTATTGAGCAAATGAAAGGTGCAGTTGGCGTTTTTAGAAGAGCTGCTGACGAAAACAGCTCTGTGGATGATGACTTATTTACTATATTCAAGAATGCTTCAGATCAATTTGATATATTTATATCAGGTAAATTTAGAGCTGTTGATGATATTTTAAGAGATGATGCTGGATTAGGTCGTCAAGGTATTATGTTTATCAATAATTTTGAAGATCATCTCAAAAGAATAAAAAGTGATTACGCTCCACAAATAGCTGCAAGAGACGCTGATGGTAAAGCATTTGAAAACATAATAGATGCTTTTGAATCAGTTGGTGGAAAGTTAGATGATGGATTGACAAAAGATATATCATTTAATCAACTCTACAATTTAAGAAAAACTCTTAGCGATTTAAGAATGAGTTCAAATGATACTGTAAAACAAGAACTTACAAACGTAAATGGCACAGGATTGTTAGACGAAGTTGACAACATGTTTAAACAAATGGGAGACCAAAACAGTCAACTTTTTAGAGATTTGTCTGGGAGATTGGGTAATATAGGTATATCGCCAGATAAATTTAGAAGAGCTGGTAAAACAATTAAAGATGCACAAAATGATTTTTTTGAAGGTAGAAGTATTTTAGAAGATCTATACGCCTCACAATCAATTAAAAATTTAAGTAAATATAGAACTATGCCAGGTGAGCTCGATAAAGCACCTATGAATATTGATATTTACAGAAATGTTGTAAAACCAAATAATCCACAATTTCTAAAAAGGGCAACAGATTTTTTAAGAGAGTATGGAACAGGTGCAAAAGGTCTAGATGATACTGTTAAAACTGGTGATCAGTTAGCAGACGAATTTATTGCTAGAGCAGGTAATCAGTTTTTAGAAGACGCTATAGAAACATCAGGAATTAAAAACTTTAAAAATGTTAAAGACTTTAATGGTGCAAAGTTTGCAATGGCTGTAAAAGGTCTTGGCACAACAGCAAGAGAATTGTTCGGTGACAAAACAAATGACATATTAAAGTTAGCAGATGAGATAGGTGGCGTAAAAATATCAGGTCTGCAAGCTCGAAATGTTTTAGACCAATACAGAGATGCAGTTGGAGAGGGTGGCACTGAAAGTATAAACGGATTGTTACAGGGGATGGAGGGTCTTGCTGTAACTCAAAGAATACTAGCTAGAGAACAGAAAAATAGAATTATAAATAAATTACAAGATGAAACATTAGATCTAGATCCGTTAGAAGCTGCAAGATTTTTAGTACAAAAACAAACTAAAAATTCTGAAATAAGACCTATAATTAATTACTTTACCAGAAATCAAAATGATGCAGGATTACAAAAAATTAGAGCTTATTATATAAATAGCATGATTGATGACTTTGGTGAGTCTGTTATGACAGATGGCAAGTCATTAAATGCTTTTGCAGATAGAATCTTAGACGCTGCAGCAGATGGTAAACTCCGAACAATTTTTCCTGGTGGCGTTGGTGAAAGTATGGAAAAGTTTGGTAAAATACTAAAATTCAATGCAAGAGCAGCAGAAGGTGGAGATCTTGTTGCAGCGAATATAGCTGCGTCACCATTTCAAAATATAGGTAAGCTTGCAAAGTTTACAATATTAGGTAACAGAATGTTATCACAAAGCTACTATGATGACATCATATCTCAATATAATGGCATAACTCTAAAACAATTTAAGAGACCTGATGAGAGAGCAAAAAGCCTTGGATCTATTATTGGTAAAGCTTTAAGTCAATCAACTGGTCAAACAATTGATAACGCTATAAACGAAGCAGAGAAACAAGTTGATGCTGTTTTAGAAAGCTCTGGTGTAAAAAATCAAATAAGAAATGTAACTCAACAATTAGGACCAGCTATTAATCAAGCGAGAGCAGGAGTTAATCAAGCAAGAGGTTTGACTGCATCAGCTCCTAATATAAATCCACCAGCAGCAGGAACTCAACTTGCTGGTATAAACATATCTAATCCAGCTAATGCTTTTTCCTTGGGTCTTAGTCCACAGAACATAGCAATAGCACAAAGAACAAGAGGTAATCCGTGAACATAGAACAATTAAGAGATACCCTTAAAATTGATGAGGGCTGTGTAAATTCCGTGTATTTGGACCATTTAAATTTGAAGACCGTAGGAATTGGGCATTTGCTGACAGAGTGGGATGAAGAGTACGACAAACCAGTAGGCACACCAGTATCAGAAGAACGTGTCAACGAATTGTTTGATAAAGATGTCCAGGTAACAATAGAAGAATGCGAACAATTATTCGGTAACTTTCAGGATCTTCCAGAAGAAGTGCAGCAGATTTTAGCCAATATGATGTTCAACCTGGGCAGACCAAGATTATCCAAATTTAGAAGATTATGTAAAGCTGTGGCTGAGAGAGATTGGCAAGAAGCTGCAGTACAAATGGAAGATTCAAAATGGCACAAGCAAGTTCCTAATCGTGCAAATAGATTAGTCTCTCGTATGAAGGCTGTTGATAGCACCTAATCCTAAACTGGTAACTTTAGCTCTGTAATCGTTATATTCTTCTTTTTTAAATTCCTGATCAATCATAAGTCCTAATTGTTGTCTAATGTTTCTTCTTTGATGTTTGGTTATTTTTTGAAGTTTTTCATAACTTTCGATGTCTAAACCAACTGACTTGAATTTTGTTGTATCTGTCATTATACTACCTCCATGACCTATTCATACCCATTTATACCCAAAAAGAACAGAACAAGCAACAATAAGTATTTTGCAAAAAAAACATTAGCTTTTGGTTTAAAATTTGATTCAAAGTGGGAGGCAGAAAGGTGGGGACAATTAAAAGCTATGGAAAGAGCTGGTGTTGTTACCGAATTAGAACGTCAAATAAAATACGAATTATCTGTTAACGATATTAAAATTTGTGATTACATTGCTGATTTTAGATACCTGCAGCAGGAAGAGGATGGATTTTCTAAATTAATTGTTGAGGATGCAAAAGGTGTTTTGACACCTGAATTTAAATTAAAAAAGAAAATGATGAAAGCTATACACGGTATAGATATACATCTTTCTTACAAAAATAAACGGTAATTTCCAGGTAGAATCATACAGGAGAGGGTCTTTACCCCCTCTGTATGAGCCTTATATCAAGAATTTTTTTACACATCTTCTCAATGGTAGTGGCAAATCATCCTGATACAGTAACTTTGCAATTACTATACCAATTACGACCTTTTGCCATAAATCTTTAGTCTAATCCTTTTATCAGGACTAGTTTTAAAATTATAAAGTCTTTCAATCATTATAATAAAGTCATCTCTACTACCTTGATTAGTCAATTTAGCAGAAAAGTTTTCTACCCTTCTTTTAAATATTGACCATACAAAGGACTTATCATTCATAACTGAAATCATAGCACGAATAAAGTTACCCTTTTTCCATTTATCAAAGTAATTACCTATCCATATAATGGCATTGGCTATCTCTTTGGCTTTTTCTAAATCATGTACCTTAAAACCACCCTCACGAAATTCACGATAGTCGTGTTGATCTAAATAACCCTTACCATTAAGCATAGCAAGTGAGTCTGATACACTAAAACCAAAAGCTCTAACAAACCATTCTAAGGTAATATAATGCTCAGCATCTAACTTAAAGTGAGACATCATATATTCGTGCATAGTCCATTTACGATTAACAGAGTTCAACTTTCTTATATCTTGAAGAGTTAAACCCTCTTTTATTATATAATGAACTGGCAATCCTAAAATTTTGTAAGCTTCGAGTCTATGTTGACCATCACATACTTCCATTTTTTCATTTACAATAATAGGGATATTAAGATCTCTTTCATCTATTTGAGAAGATAAATCTTTGACATGTTTGTCTACTATATCTCTATTACCAACAAGATAAGTAAACAAATTGTAATCAGTAGTGATATGAATTTTATTCTTATCTTTCTTATTTTTTTTATTGTCTTTGTCCAATTTTTCCTCCATTGACTGATTGGATTTTTCAATTGCTTTTGCAATCATTACTACAATACATAATACAATATATTTATATTGCAAGTAAAAAAATAAAAAAAATGATAGTTTAGGTATTGACATGTATGTAATGATGTCTATATTTAACCTTGCAAGTAGAAATTTTAACGAAAGTGAGGTTAGTATGGCACAGAATTTCTATGACATGAACGATCAGCAGCTTTTACAGGAGAAGATCTTGTTAAAGCAGGAGATTGATCGACAAAAAAAGAAGATGGAAGAGCTTAACAGTCTTTTGTCAGCAAGGTTCTTTAACGATGCTCATAAAGATTTACAGAGACAAGGTAAAGACTTTGGTACAACTACTATATTTTCTGAACAAGAAGATAAAGTTAAGGTTTCCATTAATAAAAAAGTAACATGGGATCAGCAGGCATTGCGAGATGCTTTCGATAGCATGGACCCTGAAGATGCAAGGCATTATGCAAAAGTGACATATGCCGTGGAAGAGAGAAAATATACAAATGCTCCTCCAGCTATTATTGATAAGCTTCAGCCAGCCAGAACTGTCGAGCAAGGAACAATAAATATTGATCTTGTACAACCAGAGGAGGCTTAATTGGCTTTAGAAATAATAACTGCCGAGCAACGTATGGCAGAAAAAAGAGGTCATAAGATGGTCATCTGTGGTCAAAGTGGTGTGGGCAAGACAACTCTTGCTCGCACTCTTGATCCTGATAAGACTTTATTTATTGACCTTGAGGCAGGCGATACTGCAATTAAGGATTTTCCGATTGATGTAATTAGACCTAAGACATGGCAAGAGTGTCGTGATTTTGTTTGTTACATTGGTGGTGTCAATCCATCTTTGTCAAGAGAGCCTTATGACCATATCCATTATGAGAGAGTTATGCAGGAGTTTGGCGACAAATTAGTCCAAATGCACAAATATGATACTATATTTGTAGATAGTATTACAGTTGCAGGACGTTTGTGTTTTCAATACTGCATGTCTCATCCTGATAATGTCATAGAAAGGTCTGGTAAAGTTGATACTAGAGCTGCCTATGGTATGCACGGAAGAGAAATGATGGGATGGCTTACACATCTACAACATATTAGAGATAAGAATGTTATATTAGTTGGCATACTTGACTCTAAGATAGATGACTATGGTCGCACCAACTACGAGTTGCAAATTGAAGGTTCTAAAACTGCACGAGAACTACCTGGAATTGTTGATGAAGTTATTACAATGACAGTTATGGGTGGTACAGATGGTGTGCAACCATATAGAGCTTTTGTATGTCAAACTCTTAACGAATGGGGATACCCAGCCAAAGATAGATCAGGTAAGCTTGATGTAATTGAAGAGCCACATCTTGGTAAACTTATAAATAAGCTTAATGGATCTGCACAGAAAAAGGATTTAACATTTGTTGATCCTCAATCACAACCAACACAGAAAGGGGAAGTACAGTGATTGATTTAAATAATATTGAAAATGGGGGTGGTTCTGATTTTGAACTTATTCCTGATGGCACTATCGCAAGAGCGATTATTACTATCAAACCTAATGCAGTAACAATGCCTGAATTTAGTAATACACCTATATTTAAGGCATCGCAAACTACATCAGCTAAGTGGCTTGAAGTTGAATACACTATAATTGGTGGTCAATTTGACAAGCGTAAATTTTGGACTAATCACTTTTTTGATGGCGATGCCAAAGATGATAGTGGTGTATCTAAATCCAAAAAGATTGGATTGCAATGGTTAAAAGCAGTAGTAGAAAGTCATAATGACATTTCTGCAATGGATGCTTCACCACAGGCTCAAGCAGTAAGACAAATAGATATGCAAAAAGGTGGAGTTGCTTCTATCAATGGCATGAATGTTTGTGTAAAGATTGGGATTGAGAAATCAAACGATCCACAATATGCTGATAAGAATAAATGCAGAATTATAATGACACAAGGTATGGAAGGTTACATACCAAGTGGTGGTGGTTCTGCACCTGTCACTCCATCGCCTGCACCTACCAATAATGGTAATGCAGTACCTGATTGGGCTAGGTAATGATGGTAGGCATAGCAAGGGCTAACTGACCTTAGTCTACTTGCAAGTCGCTTGGGTAGTGCGATGCCCTAAAACTACCCACCATTATAGCCAATGAGAGACAAATGATTTTAAGACCATATCAAGAGATAGCAGTACAAGATGCTTCTGATGCACTTGACAAACACAAAAACACAATAGTTGTAGCACCAACAGGTGCTGGTAAAACAATTATGCTATCTGCATTGATTGGTAAGCGATACAAAAAAGGCAAAAAAATTTTAGTTTTGCAACATCGGGATGAACTTGTAGGACAGAACAAAAACAAATTTTCTCGTGTTAATCCAAAAATATCTACATCTATCGTAGATGCTTCAGAAAAAAACTGGGATGGTAGCACAGTATTTAGCATGGTGCAGACACTATCGAGACCGAACAATTTAGCTAATATGTCTAAAGTAGACATGATGGTGATAGATGAAAGTCACCATGCCATAGCAGACACATACATCAGAATTATTAATAAAGTTAAAGAAGCTAATGAGTCAGTTGAGATTGTTGGCTTTACTGCTACACCTAATCGTGGAGATAGAAAAGGTTTGAAAGGTGTGTTCAATAACTGCTCACATCAGATCGAGATAGCTAATCTCATACGAGAGGGTTTTCTTGTACCACCAAAGACATTCGTAATTGATGTCGGGGTGCAGCAGGATTTACAAAATGTTCGTAAAACTGTGTCGGATTTTGACATGGGTCAGGTCGAGCAGATCATGAACAAACGTGCCATTAATGAGAAGATCGTTGAGGAGTGGCAAGAAAAAGCAGGAAACAGAAAGACAGTTATATTTTGTAGCACAGTAGTTCATGCACATGATCTGTGTGATGAGTTTAGAAGATCTAAAATCCGTGCAGAAATTGTCACAGGTGAGACACCATCGGAAGAAAGAAAACAAATACTGCATGATCTGGAACATGGTGACGTACAAGTCGTGGTTAATGTTGCAGTATTAACAGAGGGATTTGATGCACCACCTGTGAGTTGTATTGTGCTTACAAGACCATGTTCGTACAAATCCACAATGGTGCAGATGATTGGTCGTGGTTTGCGAACAATAGATCCTGAGACACATCCTGGCATAATAAAAAAAGATTGCATTGTATTAGACTTTGGCACGAGTGTATTGACACATGGATCTTTAGATGAGGGTGTTGATCTTGATGGCAAAGATAAAATGCAACAAGGATCAGGACCTGAGAAAGTATGTCCTAATTGTAAATGTCTTATACCTTTGAGTGTTCGTGTTTGTCCTATGTGTGGACATGAGATCGAGATGCAGGCAAAGGAGATGCTTGAGACATTTGAGATGACAGAGGTTGATCTTATTGACAGATCTCCGTTTAGATGGATTGATTTATTTAACAATGGCAGGTGCATGTCGGCTAGTGGATTTAATGGTTTTGGTTTAGTAGCACATTTAGATGACGTTTCTGTAGCCTTAGTTAAGCGTACAAGAGGTAAACTTAGAGTTGTAGGTGTTGGGACCAAAGAACAAGCTTTGGCTTCTGCTGATGATTTTTTGAGGGAAATTGAAGATAGTGATGGAGCTAAGAAAGGTAAAAGATGGCTCAACCAAGCTATGACAGATAAACAAAGAGAGGCTTTGGCTAGAGAAAACAAAATTGTAAGTCAGTTAGATTTAAGTTTTAGTAAGTATAAAGCTGCTTGTTGGTTAAATTACTTGTGGAACAAAAAAGAAATAGATGGCAGAGTTTTAGATTATTATGGAGGAGATGAGAATGCAGCGTAGTGAAGCATTACAAAAAGCCGAACAATTAATTAACGGAGCTAGAGCTAGGACACATGGAGATGCAAAAGATACACATGAGTCAATAGCTAAAATTATGAATGTATTATGGAGACATAAACTTAAAGCAGAACTTACTTATGATGACATATATAAATTTTGCATAGTGCAAAAACTTGTTCGAGACTCTCAGAATCCAAAAAATATGGATAATCCAATAGATGTAATAGGATACGGAGCTTTATGGGCAGAGGGTAAAAGTGGCAAGAATTAACGTGGATTATCAATTAAACATGAAATCTAAAAGTAATACTCAATATATTCTTGAGGGTAGTATAGTTGTGCCAATATTTTTAGAGGATGATAACGATCATGTATTAGATCATATTGATAAATTTATCGGGAAAGCTATTGATGACACGGATGATGAATTATTAGGTGGTAGAATAGTGGCTGAATTTTTAGGTGTCAGTCATTATTTTGATTTTATGGTAACAGAAGGAGGAGGAAAAAGATGGAACAACATGGTAACAGGGACAGACACGATACATTAAAGATACTGTCCGAACAATTTGCAAAAATAGGTTGGGATAAAAAACTGCAGCATTTGACACGAGACGAAGCTCTTGCCATAATTGATGCCATTCAATCAGCTAATGGAGACAATAGTGGCATTCTCGACCTTAATCCAAACTCAAACATACTCGAAGATGACGAAATACCCTTTTAAAATGTTACAGCAGGAAATATCAAATATAATAGATAAAGCTATCGTTGATCGGAATAAGGAAGTCAAAAAAAGAACATATATTGGTGCTTCTAGTTTAGGAGACTCCTGTTCCAGAAAGATACAATATCGGTATATGGGTCAAGCTATTGATGATGATCGGGACTTTGATGCTAAGACACTACGTATATTTCAGTTTGGTCACGAAATAGAATTTAGTGTGGCTGGTTGGCTCAGACAAGCTGGGTTTGATTTGCGAGTCCAGGATAAAAATGGCGAACAATTTGGATTTAGTATAGCAGAAGGAGAGGTCAAAGGTCACATAGATGGTGTTATATGTAGTGGACCTTTGGAAACAAAATATCCCATGTTGTGGGAGTGTAAGTCAGCTAATGATAAAAAGTTTAGAGAGTTTCAAACTAAAGGTGTAGCAATAGCTAATCCTGTATATGCTGCACAAGTTGCATTGTATCAAGCTTATATGGAATTAACAGACAATCCTTGTTTGTTTACAGTATTAAACAAAAACACAAGCGATATATATTATGAGTTTATACCTTTTAACAAAGCCCTTGCACAGGAGATCAGTGATAAAGCAGTTTTAATATTAGAAGCCACAAAAGCAAATGAGATGTTGCCACGTATAGCACAGTCTCGTGATTACTTTGCTTGTAAATATTGTGAGTTTCAAGATAGTTGTTGGAGTAATTAATATGAGGGAGAAGGTAGCATCTCCCCCATATACTTCAGCCAATGAAGTGAGGTTAGTATAATGAACATTATAAAACTTGGCAATAAGAATAGAGACATGTCAGCCAATGAACTAGTCGATATGATAAGTCAAAAAGTTCCAGCCAGTGTGCAAATAGATGAATTAAAAAATACATTTCCACATGGAATTGTTCGGGGTGACGTGTTCACCATCGGGTCTTTAGATGGAGAGGCTGGTAAATCTCTTAAAATAGATATTAATCCAAGGTCACCTTATTTTATGAAGGGTTCAGACTTCAACGGATCACAAGGTATCGGGGGTATAGTTAAAATTTTGATGGAAGGTAGAGGTATGCGTCTACCTGAAATTAAAGAATTGTTCGCAAATTATCTGGACGAAACGGCTCCACCCCCAGTTGAACAAGACATACCACAAGAATTAGGGATAACATTTAAAAGAGCTATTGACGTAAATACACCTTATGACTCCGAACATTTATACCTGTCAGGTGATGGGGAAATATTATGCCGTGTCAGAAGATATAATATAAGAGATGAACTTGGTAATCCAGTTATGGATAGTCATGGAAAGCCTAAGAAAGAGTTTAGACAGTTTACAGACTCGCCATATCCAAGGATTCCTGATGTTAGACCATTGTATAACATACCAAATATTGTTGCTTCTGATAAAATCATATGGGTTGAGGGCGAGAAGTGTGCTGATGCTTTAAATGAGATCGGATATACTGCTACCTGCACTATGGGTGGTGCAGGGATGTTATCACGTAAGTCAGCCAGTAGATTTGATTTTAGCCCTTTACAGGACAAAGAACTTATCATATGGGGGGACAATGACAATGCAGGTCGTAAGGTAGCTGAACTGGTACAGGAACTGGCTTTAAATGCAGGAGCTAGATCGGTTACAACATTAACACCACCAAGAGGTAAACCTGAGGGTTGGGATGCAGTTGATGCCATATCTGAAAGCTTTGATGTACAACATTTTTTAAACACTACGGTCAAGCATACAAAGCGAAATATAAATTTATTGGATGATAGT